CATAATTGTTTAAACACTGTCATATCTTTAATGTATAATATAGATAAAGGAGAACAATGAAAAAAATAGCTTATGTTGCCGATAATGAAATTTTTCGTATAGATGAAGCATATCAGATGCCAGATAGAGATAGATACGAAGAATGTATATTGTCTGATGCTTTCATTGTTGAATCAACACAATACCCAAATTTAAAGGTAGACTCATTTTATGAAAATGGATTTTTTTATGATCCAACCGATATAGAGAAAACAAATCCTATTAGTCCAGAAGAACCACTATATCCAGAAGCAGTATATTTTGCACATGTATCCAATGGTGTTGTATTTAGAATACATGTCTATAGTATTAAGATTCCACCACATAGACTTTTTATTGCTGGATACTCTTCTAATCCTAAGTTTTATGATGTTACAGATATAAAGGGTGTGTATTTAGGTTGGGTATGGAATGGCAGCACCTTTATTCAACCTACGGATAACAGATAATGGAAAATCTAAGCCCCTGGCAAAAATTTAAAAATAATATTGGTGACACAAGGCCATGGCATATTATATATAAAGAACATTATGTTGATGATTCTTTATTGCAATCTAGGCTTAAAATCTGCGGGGAATGCCCTAATTTTATTAAAATGACATCTCAATGTAAAAAATGTGGATGTATAATGAAATTAAAGGGACTTTTAAAAGAAGCTGTATGCCCAATAGGAAAGTGGTAAATATATTCTTTGTTAAATAAGGATATATAATTGCATGGTATATGGGCCTAATGGTCTACGGGAGGATTGAATATTATGTCACAAAAGCTTAAGGGAGCAGGATCAGCTGGTGGACGTAAGCCAGGAACCCCAACCATCGGAACAGCAACAGCAGGCAATGGACAGGTAAGCGTTACATTTACAGCTCCTGCATATCTAGGAAAGCCAGCTGGAACAGAATATGTTGTTACATCTACACCAGGAAGTGTTACAGCTGTAGGATCAGGATCTCCAATTGTTGTTACTGGACTTACAAACGGAACAGCATATACGTTTACTGTTGCATTAAGAAATAAACAGGGTGCAACAATTATTGCAACATCTGATCAATCTGCTGCATCTAACTCTGCTACTCCAGTTGCTCCACCATTCTTCCCACCATTCTTCCCACCGTTCTTCCCATTCTTCCCACCGTTCTTCCCACCGTTCTTCCCGCCAAGCTTCCCATTCTTCCCGCCGTTCTTCCCGTTCTTCCCACCGTTCTTCCCACCAAGCTTCCCATTCTTCCCACCAAGCTTCCCGTTCTTCCCGCCGTCGTTTGGTCCGTTCTTCCCACCATCATTCGGTCCGTACTTCGGTCCTTGGTAAGATATAATTAATCCTAGCTTAGTGTAAAAAAATACTAGGCTAGGATTTATTTTAGTGGAAAAGGGCATATGAGTAAAGTTCCAAATAAAAATATTGCTTATTTTTTTGATAGACATGAGCACGGTGAAAAAAATATAAATAGATTTATAGAAAAATTAGATGTAAAAAGAGATTGGTTTACCTCTCACTTTTATAAATGTCTTCCACTTAGTATTGCAAATACATATGGATTTTCTGTTAAATCTGAATTTGATTTTACAGCAATATGGGATGGCACATCAAATAGAGATAGTGTTAAAATATCTACATCAGAAAATCATGATTATTTATATCCAAGAGTTGAATCAAGATTTGGGTCTGGAATTATTACACTAACTTATCCATTTCAACTAAGAACGCCTCCAGGAGTTAATTTACTTACAATCAATCCTCCAAATGTTGTTATTCCAAATGTTACTGTAATGACTGGATCAATTGAGACAGATAATCTTAGATGGTTTTTTACATTTAATTTAAAACTACAGTATCCAAACATAGAAACAAAATTTAAAAAAGGAACCCCATTATCAACTTTTATACCAATACCAAGATATTATGCTGATGGCTTTGATCTAGTTGATTTTCAAGATGTGGTTACAGAAGATGAATATAATAAAGAAATACAGGCATCAAAAGACTTTATATATAAAAGAAATGATATAGACAGTCTTCGTCCAGATAGAGCTGGCAGAGATTATTTTTTTGGTAGAGATGTTTATGGAAATAATTTTTCAGATCACCAGCTTCCAAAAAGAAAAAAATAATAGTTGCACAATATTCAAAACTATGATATGATTAACAAATAAAAGGGGTGTATATGAATTGGACACAGCTTCCAAGAACAGAAACTACTACAAAAAGACTTGATGATGTCATATTGCCAGACGGAACTGTTGCAATAAACTTAGACTATGGGATTCATCTATACAGAAATGCAATAAAAAAAGAAAATTGTATAAAAATTATAAATGATCTTGAAAATGAAATATCTAAAGGAATACCAGGAATCCAATGGTCTGGAGCACAGGTTAATGATAGAGAGGATCAAGATTCTGTTAGAAATTGTGTTGATTTAAAATTCAAACAAGAAGACCTTGGAAGACATTTGCCCAACAATGAAGTTTTAAAAAATGTACATCAACTGGTTGACGAGTCTCTTGATACTTGTCTTAATCATTATGAGTCATTGTGGCATTTAAAAATGCACTATAAAGAAGCATTTAATTTTGTTAAATATTTGCCAGGAAAGTACTTTAAGATACACGGAGACCATGGCCCATATTATGCATGTACCGTGTCTGCAGTTGCTTATCTTAACGACGATTACGATGGTGGAGAAATAGAGTTTATTCGTCAAGGTTTAGTTGTAAAACCACAAGCTGGAGATATAGTAATGTTTCCATCTAACTTTGTATATGAGCATGCATCATTAGAGGTAAAATCTGGAATTAAGTATTCTGTTGTTATTATGACAGATTATAATGATATGCATCATAAGGGATAATTAATTATGTCAGAGATTATAGAATCAATTAAAAATGTGGTTATGTTTAAATCATACCGCCCCTGGCTTAATAAATATAGTCCATCTGTTCCATCATCAACACAAAACACTATTCCAAAGTGGTATAAAGAAGCAGATAGATTTGCTAAAAATCCATACACAGAAGAATATTATCAAGCTACAAAAGAAATTTGTCCTTTTCCAAAAGAAGGAACCACAGATGATTTTGGTAAAATTCCAACATGGAAAGCATGTCCAGCTATTATGGATGCTTTTTCAACAGGGTATGTTTTAAAAACTCCTTGCGATATTACATTTTTTATAAATGAAAATAAAATGATTGATATAAAAATAGCAGATCCAAGACATCAAGACTTTTGTGGTAAAAGATCTCCAATGCCACAATTTGAACATCCACACGGATATTACAAAGAACATTTTGCGTGGTATCCAGATTGGGCACTAGAATTGCCAAAAGGTTACAGTGCATTATTTATGACTCCAATGAACAGATTTGATTTGCCATTTTTAAACACAACTGGAGTTGTTGATTGTGACAGTGTTCATCTACTTGGTACATTTCCGTTTTTTATTCCGCTGGGTTGGGAAGGGACAATACCAGCTGGAACTCCATATATGCAAATTCTTCCATTTAAAAGAGAAGATTGGTCTCATGAAATTGAGATCCAGCAAGAAAAACAAATTTATGATAAAATGGTAGAGAACATGAAGTTTTATCGTCAACCAGACGGCGGTGTTTATAAAAACAAAGTTTGGTCTAGAAGAGAATATAAATAAAAGGGGTAGCAATGCAAACTTGGACAGATAAGCAAAATCTAGGCAACGGAATAGTAGTTTATAAAAATGTAATTAAAAAAGAAATAGATGTAATTAATCGCCTTGAGAGTACTCTTAATCCACTTGAAAGCAATCAGGGATATAGGTGGCAACCAGCTTATGTTGGATATAAAGAGTTAATGCCTTTATATAGAGACTGCACTGATTTTAAATTTAAGAAAACAGATATATCTGGAGATACAAGTGAGCAATCTTTAAAGTTACAGGAGCTGTGGCAAGACGTATATGATGCTAAGTTTCCAGCAGTTGAAGACTATAGAAGCGATTTTAATATTATGGAATTAAAATATTGGGAAGCTTTTAACTTTGTAAAATATGGACCAGGACAACACTTCCAAGAACATCATGACCATGGATTCTCATATAACTGTACTGTTTCATTAGTGGCATATGTTAATGACGATTATGAGGGTGGAGAAATTTATTTCAGACTTCAAAACTTAATGATAAAGCCAGAAGCTGGTGATCTATTTATTTTCCCATCTAACTATATGTATCCACATAGAGCAATGCCAGTTCATTCTGGAACAAAGTATTCAATTGTTACAATGTTAGACTATAATAAAAAGTTTCACACTCCAGAAATGTATAGGCCAGACGAAGACTAATGTTTAATATTTCAGTTGAAAGAACTTATGGTTCTGTTGTAAACATTTCTCCAATGTCTATTAAAAGAGATTGGATGGATGTTACCCCAGAAAAACATGCCTATAGATGTTTTCCAGTAACACAAGCAAATATGATTGGATGGAACCTATACTGTGAAAAAGACTTGGTTTTCACATGGAATGGAATTAATGACACATCTTCTGAAAATGTAAAGGTTTTAGAAGGTCATGAATTTTCTTATACTGCAAGAGGTCAATCTACAGTAAGTATTAATACTGGGTTAATTTTTAGAACTGATCAAGACGTAAGCATGTTGACTATTAATCCAGTTAACTATTTCAATGATGACTTTGAAACAATGTCTTCGCTTATTAGTACTTCTTTTTATGATAATGAGTATCCACTAGCAATTAAAGCAAGAACCAAAGACAAAACAATAACAATAAAAGCTGGGCAACCAATTGCTACTATCATGCCTATTTCACTAACACAACTAGATGGAACATCAATTAATATGGTAAGATATTCAGATCCAGAAAGAATTCGTGAAACAGCAAATAAAGCATATGGAAATGCCGCACAGCAAGTAACAATGGGTGGCGAATGGACAGATTGGTATAGAAATGCTATAAATGAAAAGGGTGAGAGCATAGGCACACATGAGACCAAAACATTAAGACTATATGTAAAAAATAATATTGATAATAGTGAATTTAACGAAGGTGGTATAATCTAAATATGGACCAAATAATGAATAGAGACGTTCCACAAAGAAAGTCAATAACCCCATCTGGGTTTTTTGGTAATAGCAAAGATATGATTATTGAGCTAGAAAACTTTATGACTCAAGAAGAAATTGATTTCTTGGAGAATGCAGCAAAGTCTATTACTATTTGGGATATTACTGAAAGCCATGTAAATGAAAACGGTACAGTAATATATGATTCAGAATATTGGAAAGATAGAGTTGCAAGTAGACCATCATTAGATAAAAATGATCCAAAGATTGGCCCTGTTATAGAAGGATTATTTAAAAAGCTTCAACCAATTATTGAAGACTTTTTTAATGTTAGGGTAGAGCCAACGGGACAAACAATAGTAAGATGGCTTCCAGGTCAATATCAGCATCCTCATGCAGATAAAGAACTTCACGAAGGTCCAGATGCAGGACTGCCAAATGACTTTCCATATTATGATCTTTCAAGCTTGTTTTATTTAAATGATGACTATGAAGGTGGAGAGTTATACTTTCCATTACAAGGCGTTAAGTTTAAGCCTAAAAAAGGTGCTGCATACTTTTTCCCAGGTGATAAAAACTTTATCCATGGGGTAACAGAAATTAAAAATGGAATACGATATACATGTCCATTTTTCTGGACCATTACAGAGCATACTGGAGAAAAAAGACCCTAATGATTGAGGCAGAAAGATCATAATGACTATTGATAATAAAGAGCTTGAATACGTTGAAATATATCCATATATTTTAGCGTATAAAAATACTTTTAAAAATATAAATGAAACATTTGCAGTATTATCACAATCTGCCGAAGGTAAAGAAGATAGGGTTTTAGGTCAGTGGAGTAACTGGTCTATATTTGGAGAATATATAGAGCCACTGGGAAGTTTTTTTGATAATGGTGCATATGATAAAGGAATAAGTAGGATTAAGCCAGAGACATTAGTACAGAAAAAACAAAAAGAATTTTTGGAAGAGCTTTTATCTAATTTTTATTCTGTAACAGATCACTATTGCAAAAAATATAATATAGATATAGATAAAGAATCAAAATTAATAGATGTAGATGGAATGGAAACCAAAGAGTGGTACGTTGCTGGACCATCTATAGCAAGATATTTTAAAAACTATTATCAAGAGTGGGCAGAAAATCCTATTGCAATGTACTATCACTCTGATTTTATTAGAGAGCCAATGGATTCTGCAGGATATAAGTTTGCAATTACTGCTCTTGTATATTTTAACGATGATTATGAAGGTGGAGAAATAGAGTTTGCAGTTGGTAAAAAATTAATTAGGTATAAACCACAAGCTGGAGACTTTCTTGTATTTCCATCAGGACATCCAGATTATTTGACTGAAGATGGAAATGTTTATATCCATGCTGTATTACCACTTGGAGAAGGTAACAACAAATATTTATCAAGAATGTACTGGCAAAAATATTCAAAAGGTTCTGAAGAGTGGCATGCTGGACTACAAAAATATGGTAAAGAAGAATGGTCAAAAATATATAAAAAAATGTTTGAAGACTATAGTAAAGAAAACCCACAAAGGTCACATATAGAAGGTGGAGTTAGAGTGGTATGAACCTATCAAATAAAAAACGTATAAATAATGATTTAGTTATTTATGAAAATTTTTTAACTGAAGATGAATCTGCTAAGGTTATTGATGTACTTGAAAAACAAGCAGGTGTAGAAAAGCTATCATGGACTCCGATATCATTTTATGAGTCATATTCATCTGTTTTACCAAATGACAATGATCCAGAGTTAGAAGAGGTTGGGT